GGTGCTGTGCGGCGGGCCTGCCGCCCGCTCGCCTGTCCGATCAGGATCAGGCCGTGCCGATCTTCAGGAGCTTGATCGCCTCGAAGTTCTGCACGCCGCCGCCCACGCGCTTGGTCGTGTAGAAGTGCACGTAGGGCTTGTTGGTGAAGGGGTCGCGCAGGACGCGGATCCCCGTCCGATCGACGATCAGGTAACCGCGCTGGAAGTCGCCGAAGGCGATCGGCACGTTGCCGCCGACCGAGGCGTCCGGCATATTGTCGTCGTCGGTGATCGGGTGGCCAAGCAGGGTCGCCGGCTGGCCCACCTGGATGGACGGCTGCCAGAGATAGAGCTCCTCGGTCTTCGACTTGAACTTGCGGACCGCGGCCTGCGTCTTCCTGTTCATCAGGAACCGGGCATTCTGCCGGTAGCCCTGCTTCAAGGAATAGACCAGGTCGGTGATCGCATCGGCCCCATTGTGGGTACTGTCGGTGAGCGCCGACGCCACGCCGGAGACGACGTAGCCGAGCTTGCCCCACGCCCAGCTGGCGTCGGCCACGGTCGTGTAGGACAGGAGGCCCCGCGGCTTGTTCACGCCGTCGCCGGAGATAAAGGCGGCGCCTTCCATTTCGGCGAAGGTAATCGACACCTCGTCGGCCAGCCAGGCCTCGATGTCGACCGCGGCATCGTCGAGCAGGGTCTGCGTCGCCGCCGGGTTGGCGTAGATCTCCATCGTCGGGAACTGCAGCTCGACAAGCGTCGGCGTACCGGTTTCCGCGCGGCTGCCGCGCTCGCCGACCCAGCCGCCCGTCGCGCCGCCCTGGTTGACGAGCTTCTTGTACACGCTGGCCGACACAGACATCACGCGGGAGATGGAGCGCATTGCCGAGACCGTGCCGAGCACGCGGTCGATGGCTGTTTCCATCTGGTCGGGCACGACGTAGCCGCCATCCGGATCGCTGTCCGTGCGCAGGGCCGCCTTCACCTCCAGGTCGCGCAGGCCGTTCTCGACGCCCCGGCGGAAGAACCGGTTGAAGGCCGTGGCGTGCTCTCGCTTCTCGGCGGACATCTCGCCGTCGCCGCCGGCGCCGCCGACCTTGAGCGCGGCGAGTGCCCTGTTGACCTCGTCGAGCGACGCCTGCAGCTTGGTGATTTCGTCGTTGATGCGATCGACCTTCTCGGTCTTCACGACGTCGGCGAAATTCTGCTTGATCCCCTTGAGCTCCTCTTCGCGCTCCTGCTTGAATGTCTCGAAGGTCTGCTGAAGCTCGGCCAGGATCTTGGCCGCATTGGACGCATCGGCGCGGACGCCGACAAGACCGCGAGCGCGGGCGTTGAGCGGAATGCCCATCATGCCCGCGGCGACGAGGTCGACCGGGTGGCCGGCGGTCGAGAGCATCGACAGGACGTCGAGGTGGCCGGCAGAAGCCGCCGCCACGGCGCAGATGATCGTCGCCGCCAGGGCGACGCAGAGATACACGATCTTCATCGTGGTAATCCTTTCAGGATCTGATCGTTGCAATGAGCTGCCGAATGGCAGCGGGGTCGATGCCTGCATCACGCGCGGCGGGGGAGCGGCTTGCATCGCGCGGGGCCGCAGTTGCGCCAAGCTCGGTGAGGAGCTCGGAGCGCTGATCTCTGGTGAAGCCGGCGCGGGCGAGCGCGGCCTCGGTCTGCCGGCGGGCCATCAGCCCCCGGTCCAAGGATTTCGCGGCGCCGGCCGGCTGGGCGATGCCGTCGTCGACGACGTCGGCGAAGCCCTTCTCCACGGCCTCCGACGGTCCCATGAATGTCTCGGCATCCATGAGCTTCTCGATCTCTGCCCGCTTCATGCCGGTGCGCGCTTCGTAGATGTCGGCGATCGCGCCGTCGAAACCGTCGAACAGGTCGGCCGCCTCGCGCATGTCATGCCGGTTGCCGATAACGACACCCCAGGCATTGTGCACCATCATGAAGGTGCCGAGCCCCATGCGGATCTCATCGGCGGCCATGGCGATGATCGACGCGGCGGACGCGGCCCAGCCCAGCACTTCCACCGTCACTTTCGCCTTGTGGGCGCGCAGGAGATTGTAGATCGCTATCCCCTCGAACATGTCCCCGCCGGGGGAGTTGATCTTCACGACGACGTCGCGATCTCCGATCGAGCGCAGCGCCGCCGAGATCCGCTTCGCCGTCACGCCGCCGCCCGTCCACCAGTCCTCGCCGATCACCTCGAGCATGGTGATGACGTTGTCGCTCTCGTCCGCGGCCGCAGCGAGCGGCCCGGCTTCGGCCCAGCGCGCGAGCACGTCCGATGGCGCGTCCCACTGAAAATTCTGCGGACGCTGGAAGGTCTTTGCCTCAGGCAGCTTGCGCAGGCTCATCGCCATCATCCTTTTCGGTTTTCTCGCCGCCGGCCGTGTTCGGCGGATCGTAGAACTGTCCGCCCCGGCCATCCGGCCGGGGGTTCATGTCTTCGAGCGCGCGCACGTCGTCGGGCGAATAGACGCCCCATTGCAGCGCCTTGACGTAGGATTCCCATCGGGCCTTGATGTCGCCGCGCACGAGCGCGGCGCGATTGAAGCGGGCATAGACGTCGGGATCGTCGCCGATCAGGTCGCGATTGATCGTCTCCTCCCAGGTGGTCAGGTCATCCTCGGCGGAGAAGGTGACGAAGCCCTGCGTCTGCGAATCGATGCCCGTCCCCCAGGACGTCGACTTCTCGGTGTCGCCGATCATGTGCGGCGGCACGCCGAGGAACATGGCGATGTCGGTGCGCGAGAATTTGCGGCTCTCGATCCACTGCGCATCCTCGGCCGTCATGGACAGCGACGAGGTGTCCATGCCCTCCTCGAGGATCAGGGCCTTTCCTTCCTTCTCTCCACCGGCCCGGAATTCGTCGAGGCTGTCGCGAAGATTCTCCAGGCCTTCCTTCCCGAGCTTGCCCGGGTGCTTCAGCACGAAGCTGATGCGGGCGCCGTTCCTGAAGACGGAAGCGCCTTGCTCCTCCTGCGCCAGCGTGAGGCCTATCGTCTCGCGGGCATAGGTGATGGCCGACACGCCGTGCACGCCATCGAGCGTCAGCCCGACGAGGTGGAAGACTTCGGACTGCGCCAGGCTGACCCGCCGTCCGTCCTTTCGCCGGTAGATGTAGGAGAGCGAGAGGTCGTCGTTCTGCTTGCACTCGACCCGATCCGGATGGAGCGGGATCAGCTCCTGCACTTCGCCACGCGACCGCACGATCAGCGCAAAGGCATTGCCGCGCAGGATCAGGTGCGTCTGCATCATGCGCCTGAATTGTGATGGCGTCTGCCACCGGTTCGGCTTGCGTCGCAGCACTTTCCATGCCGGGTGATCGGTGGCGTCCTCGCGCGTCCTGTCGTCGATCCGGCGCTTGACGTGGATCGGCATGTTCGCCACGACGCCGCTGCGAAGCCGGACCCCGGCATAAACCGCCGCCACCCGCATCGCCCGGTCCGGGGTGACGCCCTGACCCGATGCCGTGACCGACCCGGTCCTGAGCGCCTCTTCCAGCTCCGCCGCGGTCGTGATCGTCACGCCGCCGCCTATGGGCTGCGTCGCCGCCCGCGGCGCCGTCGCCGCTGACGACCGGCCTCCGAAGATGCGCGTCCAGATGCTCATTGCGTCTCCTCAGAGAACCAGCGCGCCGCGCTGGGCGTAGACGGACGGACCGTCTCCGCCCGAGTCCTTCATGGCGATGCCGATCGCCATGCAACCGGCCACGATGCCGTCGATACGCTCGGTCGACTTGTCCTTCGCCGGCTTTATGTTGTCCGCCGGATCTTCCTGCACGGCCACCACCTGAGCATGCCTGCGAAGGACGGGATGGCCGCCGTGGTGAAAACCATTGGCGATCACCAGCCGCTCGAGCTCCTTGGCGGGTGCGCTCATCGATGCGAATCCCTGCCCGAAGAGCACGACCGGAAGGCCCTCCTGCTGGAGCTTCACCGCCGTCTCGGTCGCGTTCCATCGGTCGATCGCCAGGCCGCCCTCGTGCGGCTCGCGCCGCTCGTTACCAACATGCGCGATGCGGAAGCGCTCGGCGTCCCGGTAGATCTGCTCCTGGATGAAAGCGTAGTCGATGACATTGCCTGGCGTGGCGAAGATCGCCCCCTCGCTCACCCACCGCTCGTATGGCAGCTTGTCCCGCTTCCCGTGCGCCTTCACCAGGTCGGCCGGCTTGAAGAAGCGGGCAAGCATGACCGGCACCTCGAGACCGTCCTGCACCGGGAACCACCAGACGAGCGCCGAGAGGTCCGTCGTCGAGGAGAGATCGAGACCGCCGAAGCAGCGCTTGTGCGCGAGCGCCTCCTCGAGATCCTTCCATCCGACCG